TTGAATTTCAGCCGTTGTTTGACGCTCCTTCTTGAACGGAATACTGCCCAAATCCGCATAAAAAATTTCCTTAACAACTGACCGTCTTTCTTCCTGTCTTTCGTTGCTGGTAGTGAGACTTACCGGGGGAGACAAAGGACGAAAAGCATCTGTCGGAAGGCCAAGGGAAGAGTCATAATAATTAACGGCTCCCGGCGTTTGATCAAGCTGAGACATGAAGGCGTCATGCGGCGCAATCATAGCGGGGTCAGTATTTTTCTGATCTGCCCGTAAAGCTATCTTCTCATTCTGATTAAGAATACGAACAGTAGGCAAAGCCGTCATTGCACAACTACGAGCGTATTGTTCCCCTTCGATCACTTCCCAACGTCCCGTATGATAGGGGAAAGTCCGATAGCCACCTTCCCAACAAATAAAAGGCTCATCATGGGCAGCAGGACTGCCGCCACCACCACCGACAAGAGAACCACCTATGTAAATCCATACGCTCTTAAAGCGCATGTCTTTGGAACCTTTGCCCTTGGGGTTGCGTTCTTCCCTTGGCTCTACACAATGGATAAAGTCATTCTTAGGGCCATCTAAAGGAATCTTTTCGTCGGAAAGTTTTGGGGGAAGATTTTCTTTTCCAAAACGCTCAATGGCTTGCCGCTTTGTCCATTGGACACGCCGATAAACTTTATTGATACGTCCCTTGTCGTCTTCTGAAATCCAAGTATTGCAAAGAGGGATACAAGAAAAAACCGGAGAATCAATATCCTCGTCCCACTCTTGACATACCGTAGCTGTACCAAGGCAACCAATGGAAAGGAAATAGGAGTGAAGGCTTTGCTTATGGTTCGCTTGCGGGTTCGTGTAGCAGTTGGAAATTAAATCCGTCACTTGCTCACCCCAAGCCAAAACCTCCGGGTCTTCATTCAACTTTTCATTATGCAAGCGAATCTGAAACCATTGCTCAAACGGATTGGCTACGGCTGCGTGCATCCCATTAGCAAACTGGTTGTTTGCCCAAGGCGCGGTTGAGTCATAAATTAATTCGACAAGGTAAGAACCCGGCTGCCGTGTTACCGTGAAATCATTGCTGTTAGGCCAAACTACATCTTTGCATTGCTGGTAAAGAGAATCCCAATTCCTCTGCCGAACATCTTTCATGTTCTGCCAAGTCAAGATGTATTTCGTAGCGTCGGATTGGTCTAACATATAAAGTTACTTTAGCCTCCCAAGAGCGTTGACTTCTGAACTGATCCTGAAGGAGTAGGATTTGCCGCACCTGTCAAAAGAGTAGAAGCATAAGTCAAACCCAGAGGGTCGCCATGCAAGGCTTGCTGATTAACGGCTGTAGCCGCCGCCGCATCAGCCGAAGGCACCGGAGGCGGAGGAGTGGGGGCAGGAGTGCTACCCCCAAACAAACCGCTCTTTTGATGCTGCTCTTGTTCGTAAGACTGAAAATTATTTTGCTCTTGGTTCATAGTATCTCAGTATTTTTTTCGTATGGTATATATGTACTCTATCACCCTCCCGTTGGAAGGCAAGATAATCTTTCCAGCCTAACCGCTTGGCATAAATCTCTGTCATGGCAGGAACCATAGAGCAGGGGTTTATGATGAGGTCAACAAAGAAGCAATCACCTTCAAGGTAGTAGTAGTAGGCAGGAATATATCCAAGCTGGATAAAGTCACTAGCAACAGGTCTTCCCATAATAAGAGATGTAATCTTACAGTCTTTTGTGCTGTAGCCAATAACACAAAGGTTACTCTTGATAAACCAGCTTACCCAAGGCTCTAGCCGCCGAATATTCCAATCTTTGCAGACAGCATACTTATCTTTGATAAGCCGACAAATATCATCTTTGTCACTTTCCTTGGCTAAAGTAACTTTAGTGTGCAAATTCATTGTAGTTTGTGATACTCCTATTCATTTCGCCCATCTTCTTTTTACGGAAAAGTGTTACTTCATTAAATCCCATTGCCCCACAACGCAAGGCGTCTGCTTTGTGACTTGCCCAATCATGCACCGGATTTTCCTTAAAGACTTGATGCTTTTCGTCAAATTCTTTTCGGTATGAGCGTATCCCATCAATAAGTTTTTCACAACGTCCTTTGTCAATCCAGCAACGCATGAGAAACGAGCGTGTCGTTTCGATACCGTCCTCAATCGAATGTTTAGGAACAAGCCGAAACTTAATTCCAAGCTTGCGTGCCTGCTCTAGCTTGTTCTTACCATCCCCTCCCATGTACTCCCTCTGAGCCAAGTCATGCGGGCCGTAGTGCGTTTCGTAACAATAGCCAAGCTCCCTTGCTTTCTTGTCCATGATCGCAACGTAATGCGGAAAGCCTTCACCCTGATTGCTGTAATGATCTATCAAGTGAACTTCCTTGGCCACCGCTTGAAAGAAAATAATATCGGTGGAGTCATGGCCAATGTCCCACATGGTATAAACCAAACCATGATTATCAAAAGGAACATTAGTAATTCGAATCGTGCCTTCAATGGGCAAGCCGTCATCCCCGATTGAACCTTTTTCCATCTTGTCAATAATTGCACCGTAGTACGAACCGGGCATAGGGGCATCAGCACTTCCGTAGTATTCCGACTGTACCGTTTCTTCCGGCATCCCGTCATCCCTGTCCTCTTGAATTTGTTCTTGGCTGACAACAGGACGAGGAACAAAAACCTTTTGTTTTGTCTCTTCATCAACTTCCGTTGTCTCAACCAGCTTATAAGTGTCTTCCACAGTAAGAAGCTGCACAAACCATTTCGGATTGGTCTTGTGCTTCTGCATCATCTTGTAAGCATGGTTTCTTCCGCGCATGGTAAAGATGAAAATTGCCCAACCCCCGTTTGCGTTAAGCATGGGCTTGTGCAGATGCCATGCCCTCTCTGGGCAAATGCTCCACTCAGAATAGACAATGCCAAAGGGATTAGGGCCAACGGTTGAGTCCGGGTCATCAAGTCCAATAATCTGATATGTCCCACCTGTCTCCCGCATTTCATGGGTCAGGGGGTCGCGGGTGGCTTTGAATTTAATTTGCATTAAATCCTGCCGTACACTCTCAACCAAAGACTCCTTTGCTCCCGGCTTCTTAAAACCGGGAAAATGGTCTAGGAAGGGTCTGCCGTCATCCGTTACACCATCCCAAATTGTCTTTCGTCCCTGTAACTGCGTAGGGAAGCAATGCCAGTAAAGTCCGGGCCTCTCCATATTGGAAACGCCAATCTCATTAATGCTAAACAAATCCTTGCCTGCCCTTCGATGCCAGCAAAGACATTCCCTTAAAATATGATTACGCCTAGCCTGCCATGCGTCATCCTGATAAAGTCTCGGCTCCCACCGATACGGAATCTGGATTAGTGTGCTGTTGTTGTCGGAAGCTAAATCCTCTAGCTGCTCTATATGGTTGGTTTCAGGCATGATCTTAAAGTTACTTTAATCGTCAAGTGCATTGACTTCTACAGCCGTAGCTTTTTCCATGATGGTGAGGGTGTTGTCCACTGTCTGCCCGAACAAGGCTTTGAGTTTTGCCGGTGTACCCGCATCTGTCCTAATGACTTTTTGTTGTGGTGCGGTATGGATAACTTGCACAGTCATTCCATGCTGAATTTCTGCCGTTACCTCAATGGACTTGAGTTCCGGCGTTTCAAACTTGGATAACTGCATGCAAAGGCTTGCGTAGAATTTCTTGTCTGGTTGGGGCAAGGCATCTATAAGCTCAGGAGCAAGGTTCATGTCCACCGCACGATTGTAGGCTTCCAGCTTTGCTCTCTCGACTTTGGCTAGGAGTACCAAGTCAGTCGTAGGGGAGAAATTATATTGCTTGAAGACGGCACTAATCCGGTCAGAAGTTGTGAGTTTCTTTTTCTTGTTGGGAGAATCCCCAAGCATTGCCGTGTTATCATAAGTAACACCGAGCTTTTGCTCTAAGGTTCTAGGGTCTTGGGGATTTACGCCGATCAGGGACAGGGCTTGGGAGCGTTGCTCCGAGGATACTGGTGGCGCAAGTAAATCCTCTTTGGTAACTTCTACCGGCTCTTTGTATTTTGCTTTTGGAGAAGGCATATTCAATAATTTAAAGCATGTTACAGGACACAGTTATTGTTGTTTGAGCATAATGACTTGAGCAATGGGTTGCAAGGCTCCTGCTTTTCTCATGCCTTACCGGGGCTGAGTGTAAAGTAGCTTTAAGCTTGGGTCAAGGAGAAAACGTAGATTATCTTTTGTTATGACGTATGCTTTGAAAATCTAAAAATTGTATGGGTGAGTCCCGAATCAACTTTTGAGCGCGACAATTCCCCCTATGGCACCCTCCTAAGTCCTTCTGGCTCAACGACATCCACAGTGTAAAGACATTGTAAGCTTGGTTTAATATAACTTAGATTGTGCGAAACGATCAATAGAAGTGGTTGACTATCAATGAGTTATGAGTGTGCTCTGATGTTGGTTGATACTGCCAGTGGCTAGGGTAAAAGGCTTGGGGATGTAGATGACAGCGGAAAATAAGTCCCTTTACTACATCGTTAAAGTAAAGGAGAAAATTATTCCGCTTTTGAGCAGGGATGAGGCACTTAGCTCTTACCCTCAACTTGTATTATTTAACGACGTAACAACCTGTTGTCAAGTGGTCAGTAAAGTAAGTATATAAGCAGCTAAAATATAGAGATAGGCACCTAATACACGTTAAGATCAATATGTATTTACATAACTGCCTTATAGTCTTTCAGGTACCTATCTCTAAATTTTGATGAGTTATATATATACTTTGCTAACCACTTGACAATCTGTTATTACGAGAGCATACTACTTGTCTATGAGATCAAGTAACTTTACAGACAAAGACTGGCTTAGCTGCCTCTCCCTGACCAACAAGCTGCCAGCCGCAACCAAGCCAAGACAAAGACACAAGCCGCAAGTCCCATATCCTGACACTTGCGTCACAAGCGCACAACGACGACGCTTTACGGCCATCCAGCTAATTAACAAGCGCACTGTAGAATTGAATCAACAAGTCTTGGCCAAGCTGTCACAATTCCGTAAGTTTGGCACGAATGACCTAAATGCCAAAAGCCAAGATGCCATACAAACGCCAAGACATTTAAGGGAAGAGATTACAGCGTTAAGACGCAAAATTTATCGGGAAAAGTATCGCTTAGCAACCTATCAAGAAAATAGAAGCCTGAGCACTAAATTACACTATAGACCTGCAACCCTGTTCTTCCAATCTGACGACAACGCTTTCATCTGGCTTAAAGGATTACTTTCTAATCTCTACATGAAGAGAAGACGCTTTGTAGATAAGGACACACTAGCCATGTCTGGTAATGACCAAGACTCTAACGCATGGTCACGCCTAAGACGATTGGCTAAGTGGACTCCAAACGCTTTCAAGGTACATCAAGACGATGGTCGCTGGCTCATCCTATTCATGCGGTCATGTCTCAAGAGACTAGAGCGGGAACATGCCCAAAATAGCTACTTACCGCAAGAGAAGAAATTCAAGCCGGAAGGTCAGACATTTTGGGAACACTGGAGCTATGAAGAACTAGAGGCAATGTCAACCATGCGCGCCATTCAACGCCTAGCAGATAACCCTTGGATTCAATTACGAGAGGATGAGCGGGATTACCTCTGTAAACTTACTTTAAGCCTGAAAACGCATTTTCAGGGCATGTTTGTCGTAACAAAATCATTACAAATTTGTAATGTTCCACAAGTCGTTGCAGGACAAGCAAATAAAAATGAATAAATTTCCATGTTTTTCATGCCAAGCCATGCCAACATTAAATCCCTGTCCTTCGCGTCTTGCCTCTCAATTAGTGTAACCTCATGTCAGAATCTTTACACTTTATGTCAAGTCCAATACACCGATTACACTGTGCTTAAAGTAGCTTTACCAATTTATGAGAGGTAACAACAAAAGATATAGCATTGGCATGGCGATTGCCTTATAGTTGGCACTGAGTAAATCGCGGCGAATGCCATAGGGAGCCGTTTAAGGTTGAAAGGTAGGGCAGTCTTACGACATTGCACCCTAGACAACCGCACAAAGATTTAGCTAGTATTTAGCTAGTAATTAGCTAAACTGCCTAGTGACTAATCGGATTAACCTTGGAATTAATTGCAGTACTACTACTACTAAAATAAAATGAAAATAAAGTTCAAAGACGGTACGGAAAAAGAAATTGAGATTCTTAGCTGGGCCGATCTTCGCGAGGCCAATCTTAGCGAGGCCAATCTTAGCGAGGCCAATCTTCGCTGGGCCAATCTTCGCGAGGCCAATCTTAGCGAGGCCAATCTTCGCGGGGCCGATCTTAG